AAGATTGTCCCCAGATGTGTGGATGATAACAAAACAAGTACGAATCAACCTTATCGTCCTTAGCTTTAGCTAAGCGAAATGATTGAGTTGTCTTTGCTAGAACAAACACACGTCTACCACCGTCAAGCGAACCAGCTGTCTCAAGCTGCATCTTACCTGACTCTGTGAACTTCTTAAAAAAACCAAGGGCGTCCCTATTTTGTACCGGTACATACTTCTTGCCACATGGACCAAACTCCTTGCCGTCTGAACTTCTGACGAGCATAGACCAGTCTTCTGACTCTACATTAGTAATAGGATTCATGAAGGGAGTTTTATTAACTTCCCAATCAAGACCTGCTGCTATTTGCATTTCGTCAGGAGTGATCGTCTCGGAGACCTTGGTTCCAAGGCCGTGCCATGGTACTTTTCCAGCGTATGCCATATTTTCAACATTAGCTGTCATATCTCTACCTCTCTGGTAAATTATAATTATCTACACAATGGCTATCAAATACATAACTACTGCATAGATCACGTAAGAACATAACACCATCAATAAACCTTTGAAATTGCTCATCAAGTTTCTCCGGTGAATGAACTATGATTCATTATATAATAGAATAATTTTGCAGGGTACAACTGTATTGATCTTTATTGCCACTATTTTAATACCAATATATAGGTCTAATACATCAGAAATATATATAAAACAAGGTCTTAAACCATCGATTAAGTAAATGTATTAGTCTATTGGTAACTTTAGCTGAAAAAAAATAAAAAAACTACAAAGTTCTCTATATAGTAATAAAAAAAAGGACGCCAAAAGGCGCCCTAATTTTACCACAATTAAATGTGGATAGCCGGAGCGGGCTTATTTTTACGCTTCACAACAGTCTTCTTGCTATCGAATAGCTTGCTTACAGCGTGCTTTGCAACTTTTGCCTTACTTGCATTTGCAGGCAACACATCTTCTATAGACTCATCATTACGCTGAGACATAAAGTCACTGTCGATCATGCTTTGTCTATAATATTGGAAGATACGCCATGGAACTTGCGATGTAACCAAAAAACCATCGTTTGATAACTTAGCGATGAACTCTTTCATCTCCGCTAATGTGAATGTATGCTTCTTACTGTCTGCAACGCCTTTTAAGATCTGCTTGACCTGTGGTGTTGCTTTATCGTAATTAGCATCTACGTTAAAAACGTAGCTTACGCTTTTTTTACTCATATGCACCTCCTATGGTACGTGATTGTAAAATAATTAAGTTGTAATAAATCGATGATACTATAAATTTACCATCAAGCTCACTATATAATAGAATATCCGATAAGTATACCGCCAAGATCAGATATTCTAACTATAGTAGTTTTATAACTCTTTGTAGCTGGCAATAAATAAATAAACTGCAAATATAAGTATTGCCACTACACATATTGTAAGTAATATTTCACCTACTAACATAAACGCCTCCTATTCCATACTTTTTACGCCAAGCCACATAAACATGTAGCCTGCGCCAGCCATTATCCATACTCTAGACCAGTCGATGTCTATCGTATGTTCGATGTGACCTATAACTCCTGCTACCATAATAAAGCCTAGCAAGAAGCTAATAACACTTAAATGTCGCATAAGCACCTCCTAATGTTCAAATTTCCAACCAAGTAGTCTACATATTTCTACGTAAACTTCTTGGCCACCTTCACTAAGTCTGTGGAAGTCCCAACCTAAGTCATCCACTTTGTTCTTAATTATTTCTAGCTCTGCTTGTGTCATAAGCACCTCCTAATTGTATTGTTTCATATCGTTATGATGCATGCAGATGAGTAAACCCATCGCTGTGAACATAACACCCATGTAAAAACCTACTATAAAAACCATCATCATAAACACCTCCTATTTAATATATATCCACTTCGCTAACTTTGTACTAACATGTCGTAACACGCCTTCAAAAGTCTCAAATTGGTACCAATCGTTTTCTGCATATCCGTAGTAGAGACAATTTGATACTGCAAATCTTGGACAATCTGCACCATTCTCTCTTTTACTTGGATCTGCTTCTGCTATCCAGATCTGCCATCCTTTAAAAATATACGAAGGACAAACGTCATTAGCATAACTACTGTCAATCCATTCGTCAGGAATTGATAAATCTGCGATGCATTCTTCGTACCATCCATCATAATATCCTTCTTCATAAAACAAGCCACGATTTTCTGGCGACATATTTACTCTTTGAAGCATCGGATCGTATGTTACGTCATCTGTCATAAATACCTCCAGGTAAAAATTAATCAAACTAACGGATATATTATATAACATATAAATTTTGATGTTAACTACTATGTTCGCACGACTTCAAAACAAAATTTTTTTATATATATAATAGTGTATTTTTGCGACGGCATCAGATCATAAAATATTTGTTGTTTTACGGTGTCGACGACTTAAGTGCTACTTTTCCGTAAAAAAAATAAAAAAAACCCCAAACTCGGTTAGATTTGGGGTTTTCTGTCGTTAGATGTTAACTACTTCTTCTAATTCCTCAGAATTTTCATCTTCCATCTCAGTTGAACGAACTTCCAAACTTCCTCGTCTAATCATTTCATTTTTATAATATGAAAAGATTCTCCAGGGCGCTTGACGAGTGATTAAAGTTCCATCACTTTCACCGTCGTTCAATATTTCTTCTAATTCTTGTCTACTAAACTCAATTCTATTGCTATTCAAAATTATTTCTTGAATTTGCTGAATCTGTTTTGTGATTCGATTAGAAAATTCTTCTACATTAAAAACATAATTATTTACTTTTTTCATAAGCTTCTCCATTAAAGTTAGAGATTAATATTATGTAGAATCTATGTGGATATTTCAAGAATATCGTTGTAATTAAACCGAAGTAAACATAAATTCTACTTCACACAAATATTTTTAAAAATTTCTTAAAAGTTATTTGATGTGTCTAGTATAATTCGTAACGAACAAAAAGTACACAACTATTTTTACTTTTTTTTAAAATAATTCCGCTAATATACTTATATTATTATATTATAATATTAGCAGATAAAATGATAGATAATCAAATAGTATCAGAATATGTATCACATCCATTATCAAATCCATCCACACCACGAATCACGCACCTTTAATATTCTAATATTCTTCTATTATTAAATAATCATATTAATATATTAAAATATTATTATATTAGAAAAACGTTTTTAAGTTTTGGCGTTTTTGCCGCGTAAATGAGTACCGGGGCTCACTTTTATCGCGCGGGGTTCGTATACACCAACCTAGTCGTCGGAAGGTGGTAAAATATGCCAACGGATAAACTAATACAGGGTATATAGGGAAAAAAAGTAAAAAAAAATAATAAACCGGTGGTAAATGCCAATAAATACAATATGTCAATAAGTAGTTTACTTTTATATACAACGTATCTTATAATGATAGCATGAGTAAGCAAGGTGCAGGTGGATATAGAAAAGGTTCGGGTAGACCTAAGGGAGCTTTAGGTGATAAAGCCGTTGCTGTATTGCAGCAATTAGATGATGTAGGTTGTAATCCTATAGAAGCTTTAGCTAATATAGCGATGGATCCTAGTAATACACCGGAATTAAGGTTCCAAGCAAACAAAGAATTAGCACAGTACGTCGCTCCTAAGAGAAGAGCAGTAGAACTAGACGCAACAATAGATGCAGGACTCAACGTAAATGTATTAAGTTTTGCAGATACTAAAAAACTAGAAGAGTAAATATGGAAATACAGGTACCACAAGACTGGCAACCAAGAAGTTACCAGCGCGACCTTTGGGAATATCTAGAAAAAGGTGGTAAAAGAGCCGTAGCAGTCTGGCACAGACGAGCTGGTAAAGATCTACTTTCTGTTAATTGGTGTGCAACTGCCGCGATAAAACGAAAAGGTTTGTACTGGCATTTACTACCGACTTATAATCAAGGAAGAAAGATCATCTGGGATGGTATGACCAGGGACGGTCGCTCGTTTCTAGAACACTTCCCAAAAGAACTTTGGGCTGGCGTTAATAACACAGACATGCGGTTGGAGTTAAAAAATGGATCAATTTACCAAGTTGTTGGAACAGATAACGTTGACCGTCTGGTGGGATCAAACCCCGTCGGAGTCATCTTCTCAGAATACAGTCTTCAGGATCCAAGAGCATGGGATCTCGTTCGTCCCATCTTGGCAGAAAATGGAGGATGGGCAGTATTTATTTATACCGCTAGAGGTCGTAATCACGGATATGACATGTATAATATGGCTGAGCGAAATGACAAATGGTTCAGCGAGCGATTAAGTGTAGCTACTACAGGCGTACTAGATGAAGGTGCTATAGAAGAAGAACGCGAAGCGGGTATGCCAGAAGAATTAATACAACAAGAATTTTTCTGTAGTTTTGACGCACCTCTTACTGGATCTTATTACGGTAACCTTATGTCCAGAGCACTAGAAGACGAGCGAATAACAAAAGTGCCACATGAGCCGAGACTAGAAGTTCATACATCATGGGACTTGGGTATGGGAGATTCTACAGCTATAATATTTTTTCAGCAGTTTCACAAGGAAATTAGAATAATAGATTATTATGAAAACCAAGGAGAAGGTATAGCTCACTATATAAAAGAGCTAAGAGGTCGTGATTATAACTACGGAACGCATATCGCGCCACACGATATAAAAGTTAGAGAGATGGGTACAGGTAAATCTAGGTGGGAAGTAGCTAGAGAGCTAGGTCTTACCTTTACGATGTGTAAACATATACAGGTAGATGATGGTATAGAAGCGGCAAGAAGTATCATTCCGCGGTGTTATTTTGATGAAAAAAAGTGTACATTACTAATAGAGGCTTTAAGGCAGTACCGTAAAAGCTACGATGATAAACGAAAGGTTTATTCAAATAAACCTTTACATGATTGGAGTAGCCATGCTGCAGACGCTTTTAGGTACATGGCTTTAGGGTCAAGGGATAATGTAAAGAAAAAGCATGAGCTTCCAACTTATGCTGAAAGTGAATATAGTATTTTAGGAGAATAATATGGGCGGAGCAGTAAGAGCAGTTACATCAGTAGTTAAGAGTGTTACAGGCGGTTCACCTAAACCACCAACACCTCCAGGACCACCAGCAGCTCCACAAATGGCTGCTAAAAAACCTGGTGTAAAAAAACAAAAATATGGTAGGTCTCAAACAATTTTAACTTCTAGTCAAGGTGTAGAAGAAGAAGCAAACGTAGTTAAGAAAACTCTATTAGGAGCATAATGGATCAAGTATCAGCAATCATTGCTAAATGTGATTCTTTAAAATCATTTAGATCCCCTTGGGAAAACCTATGGCAGGACTGCACAGATTATGTCAATCCTAATCGTGGTGATTTTTCTACAGAACAATATAGAGGATCACAACATCGTGTAGATAGAATTTATGATACAACAGCACCACTCGCTAATGAACAATTAGCAAGTGGTTTACATAGTTTTTTGACGTCCCCGTCTCAGAGATGGTTTCAACTAAAAACTTTTGATGATGAATTAAATAAAGAATTTGCCGTTAAGTCATGGTTGGATCTATGTACACAAACACTATATGACAGAGTATTTAATTCACCTACATCTAACTTTAACAGTCAAGCTCATGAGTTGTACTTGGACCTCGGTTCATTTGGTACAGGTGTCATGATGGTGCAAGATATACCAGGGGATGGTATTACATTTAGAACTTATCATTTAGCAGACTGCTATATACAAGAAAATGATAAAGGTTTTGTTGATACACTATATCGTAGATATAAAAGAACTGGTAAACAGTTAATGGAACGCTTTGGAGATGCAGTACCAAGAGCTGTAGTTGAA